GATGCTGGCGGCGGCAATGTGGTGTTTGGAACCGCTCCTGCTTCTGGTGTTACCATTGTTATCCTGCGTGAATTGGATCTTAATCAAGGGCTAGACTTAGTACCTAACGATCCGTTCCCAGCGCAATCTCTGGAAAACAGTTTAGACAAGCTGACCTTTATGGTGCAACAGCAAGGCGAAGAGCTTGGCCGATCAATTAAAGCCTCGCGGACAAATGTCATCTCAGGATCTGAGTTTACCATCTCTGCGACTGATCGGGCAAATAAAGTTTTTGCCTTTGACAGCTCGGGAGATGTTTCTATTACGCAAGAGATCGGCGTGTATCGCGGGGATTGGGCTGCATCAAGAGCTTTCAATCAGCGCGACATTGTAAAAGATACAAACAATAGTAACATCTACATTGCCAACACTGCGCACACTTCAAGCGGATCTGTGCCTATCAGCAGCAACACAGACTCAGGAAAGTGGGATTTGTTGGTTAATGCTGCGGCTGCGGCCAGCTCGGCTTCTGCTGCTTCTGCATCTGAAACAGCGGCAGAAACGGCAGAGACAAACGCCGAGACTGCCCAAGCTGCCGCAGAGGCCGCAAAGGCTGCTGCTGAAACCGCAAAGGCTGCTGCTGAAACGGCGGAAACAAACGCCGCAGCAACGTATGATAATTTTGATGATCGTTATTTGGGCGCAAAGTCTACCGGCAGCGGAGATCCAACAGTAGACAATGATGGCAACGCCCTGATCGACGGTGCGCTATTCTTTGACACAACCAACAATGTTATGAAGGTGTATAACCTCGGCACAACAACTTGGCTGCGTACTACGCCGACATCATCTGATCAGACAAACATCAATACAGTTTCTGGAATATCCGCCAACGTCACGACTGTTGCCGGTATAGCCGCCAACGTCACGACTGTTGCTGGCAACGGAACAAACATCAACGCAGTTGCAGGCATATCGGCTAACGTCACAACAGTTGCCGGTCAAACTACAAATCTGCAAAACGTAACTGACAACTTATCTGCAATCCAAGGCGCTGCCGGTAATGCCACGGCTGCGGCCAACAGTGCTGCTGCGGCGGCTAATTCCTTTGACGCCTTTGATGACAAGTATCTAGGAAGTAAAACAGGATACAGCGGAAGCGGCACAGGCCCATCAGTGGATAACGATGGTAATGCCTTGGTCGAGGGTGCTTTGTACTTCTCAGCAGATGCCAACGAAATGCGCGTTTATGATGGGGCTAATTGGATTGCTGCATCTTCATCCGGCACAGCCTCTCTGATTATCTATGAGTTTACTGCTACCAGCGGCCAGACAACTTTCTCCGGTGCAGATGATAACAGCGCAACGCTTGGATATACGACTGGAAATTTACAAGTTGTTTTAAACGGGTCTGTTCTTGATCCATCCGATTTCACCAGCTCAAATGGAACTTCAATTGTTTTGGGAGCTGGCGCTACAACCGGCGACTTGTTAAACGTGTATGCTTTCGCAAGCTTCTCAGTAGCAGATACAGTAAGCCGATCTAGTGGTGGTACGTTTGCTGCTGGCATTACGGTGCAGGGAAACATAGCGGTTACTGGCGATGCAAACATTACTAGCAAGATAGGTCTTGGCGGTACAAACTATGGAACGGCGGGTCAGGTTATAAAGTCGGCTGGCTCTGGGGCCGCTGCGGTTTGGGGGAGCGCACCAGCTCCGTTTGCACCTGTGGCAGTAACGGGTGCCACTCCTAGTTTGAATGTTGGCACTTATAACTACTTTGATAACGGTACACTCACAGCAAACACAACTGTTAGCTTTGCTAGTGTTCCAACTAATGCCCGTTGGACTTATACTGCCAAGGGTTCTTTACTAACTTCAGCAGCTTATAACCTTACAGTCGCAGTTTATGAATCAAAACTAAGTATTGCTTCTCAAGAAGCCAACATAAGAGGCTTAGAGTTTAGCACAGACGGAACCTTTCTGTATGTAATTGGTTCCGCTGGACAAGACGTAAACCAATATACCTTATCTACCGCTTGGGACGTAACCACAGCTACTCATACTAGACTCCTCAGTATAGTTGGCAAAGAGACTGACCCTACTGACGTAACCTTCAAAGAAGATGGTACTGAAATGTACGTACTTGGTGAAGATGGTGATGACGTTAACCAGTACACCTTAAGCACAGCTTGGGATATCTCATCAGCTACATTTACTAGACTCTTCTCTGTAGCTACTCAAGAAACCGCCCCTACTGGCATAGACTTCAAGCCTGATGGCACTGAGATGTACGTCTGTGGTAAAACCGGTGATGACGTTAACCAGTATACACTCAGTACAGCTTGGGATATTTCAACAGCTACATTTACTAGGTTATTTAGTGTTGCTACGCAAGATGCAATTCCAAATGGTGTTAAGTTCAGTTCAGATGGCCTTGGGATGTTTATGGTGGGACAGGCTACTGATGCTGTCTACCATTACACCTTAAGCACAGCGTGGGATATTTCATCAGCTACTTTCACCTCATCCTTTAGCGTTAGTGCTGATGACAGTACACCACAAGGTCTAGCCTTCAGCGCAGATGGTACTAGGATGTACATGGCTGGGGATGCTAATAACACTGTTTTCCAATACACAGTCGCACCTTATGCAACTTTAACACTCCCTTCATCTGTAGTTGATCCACCACCTACATCCATTGAAAAGAATACAGTTTCTTATAATTTCACTACACTTAACGGTGGTACAACTGTTAACCTTATAGATGAGACACCACAGTCAACGGACGCGGGTGCTATTGGAACTTACGCTTGGGGTAGACCTGCAAACACTGAACGCTTCGGCTTTGGTGCTGTTTCTGCTGGCGTGTATGCAGTAGATTCCAGCCAAATAGGGGACAAAGCATACTATGATGCAGCTTCAAGTGCATGGGTAAACAGTAGTAATCAAACGCTATTGTCTGGAACTTGGAGAAGTATGGGTATCACGGGTAAAGACGGAGATCGTGGATTTCTGGGCCTATGGTTGAGGATATCATAATGGATAAAACAACACTTATAGGCAAGGAGATAGTATAATGACTAAAGCAAGAGACCTAGCTGACCTTGGCAATGGTGTGTCTACAGCCGACATCGTTGATGCTAATGTAACAACAGCTAAAATAACTGACGCTAATGTTACAACAGCTAAGATTGCAGATGCTAATGTTACTCAAGGCAAACTTGCAGATCAGTCTGTAAATGAAGCTAAGATGCAAGTATCCAATGCCCCAACCAATGGCTACTTCTTATCAGCACAGAGTGGAAACACAGGTGGCATGACTTGGGCTGAAGCTGGTGGTGATCCTACTGGAAGTAGCAGTGTATCAACAATTAATGCCGTAACAACTACATTTACAGGCATACCTGCTGCTGTTCGGACACTTAGGATAATTTTTGATTTTGTAAGGTCGGCGGCCTCTGGTGTAACAGTTAAATTAGGGGATTCTGGTGGCATTGAGTCTTCCGGATACATTGGTTTGGGGTATACAGCTAACTCTTTTAGTACGTCGAGTGCTACTAGTAGCTGGATTATGCCATTAATATCTCCAAATGACACCAATGGTGCTTACGGATTTATGGATATTACAAGAGTAGCAACTGGTTCAAACAGGTGGATTGAATCAGGTCTGGTATTAATAAATAAACAAAACGATGCTATTGCTCGTTTTTCTGGAGGCTCAAAAACTTTAAGTGGAGAGCTTACTCAGATAGAGATTCGTGGCGGTGGTGGAAGTAATGTGACGGGCAATGTTTCTATAATGTGGGGTTATTAAAATGATAAATACAATAGTAAATGTAATCACTGGTGAAACAACTACAGTAGATGATGGCATTGAGTATGTAGCCCCTACGCCAACTGCACAGGATGTTCGCAGTGAACGAGATAGCAAGCTCCAATCAGAAGTAGACCCTGTAGCTGGCAATGCACTCCGCTGGGCTGACCTAACGTCTGATGAACAGACTGCATGGGCCACTTATCGTACAGCCCTTTTAAATGTACCACAGCAATCGGGTTTCCCAGATGTAACTTGGCCCACTAAGCCGGAATAAATAGGAATACCCAATGGACAAAAGAACAGTATCATCCGCGCATGAGCGCATAGATATTTTGGAGAAGGATTTGATAGCTATGCAGACAGCAATCAAGCTGCAATTTCGAGATTTGTTCAGCAGGGTGAAGCGCTTGGAGACTATTATGCTTGCTGCTTTCGGCGCAACCCTTGGTCTTTTGGTTGCAGTTTTGATGAAGATGGGCTGATGATCGATCCTATTACAGCGATGGCTGCGGCTACTGCTGCATATAAAGGGATTAAGAAGGCCGTAGAGTTTGGTCAAGGCATTTCCGAAATGTCTGATAGTGTAGCTAAGTTTGCTAAAGCTGCCTCTGACATAGACTTCTTAGAAAAGAAATCTCAGAAGCCCCCGATGTATAAAATGTTTGGGGACACAGAAGCTAATGCCTTAGAAATCTGGTCTAAAAAACAGAAATTGGCCGAATATCGTGAGGAACTCCGAACCCATATCAGTTGGCACTACGGCCCCAGTGCTTGGGAGGCCATCGTAAAAATTGAGGGACAGCAAAGAAAG